AATAGTGCGAGTGCCGCTGCTTGTGCGACAGGCGAGTACGGTGACATCGACTCTACTAGATCGCTCTCTGATCTGCCGGTGTGCACATAGGCAGCAGCCAGAGATTCTGCTGTGCGTGTCTCACCGGACTGCTCGACAGCAGATGTCGCCAAGACAGGCTGTGTCTGTTCGTCGAGCCACCGTTCACCGTTGAGCCATGTGGCGAGATGTGCGCAGTAGGTCATCTCGATCTGACCTGAGACGAATGGCTGCGCATACCGCTCGACTGCTGCGATCAGATCATCGAGCACCGGTGCATCATCTCGGCTCATCAGGCGATCGAACGATCGTCTTGCCGCACCCTTTGCTGTCTTGCGTGGATAGTGAGACCAGAGAGTGTCGAACTGTGTGTTTGTTTCTTGACGGTTCAGTAAATAGGAGACAGACCCATCAGAGTGTGACCTAACTGCTGCCACACTGTGACCTAACGGCTCGGATAGGTCACACTGAGTGTCACCTATCAGCAGCCGGTATCTGCCCACCTTGCCCCGACCCTGACCAGCCGGCTCGACGATCTCGATCAGATGGTCGGCGATCATCTGCTTGATCGTCTGTGCCACCCACCCTTTCGAGCATCGTGCCTTCTTTGCCAGTGTTCCGTGAGATGGGAAACACACCCCTTCGTCGTTCGCATAGTCAGCGAGAGCCAGATGCAGCAGCAGCCGCTCACCGCTGTACGGCGAGTTCTGCCATACCCATGTCATCAACCTGATACTCACTCGTGACCCCCTTCGGTCTCGATCAGTTGTCTAATGCTCTCAGTCGTGCAAACGCTATCGGTATCGACACAAACTGTTCGCCATCTGTGTAGATCGTGTCTTTCGTGATGATCTGCGCATCGAGTATCTGCCGACCAGACACCACGAGCATGTGAGTGCGCTCATCGTTCAGTGTTGTGAAGTAGGTCGGCACATCGCCACGAGCGAACTTGATCTTGCGTGCCGAGTAGTGCAGCGTCGGGAACGGGAACGCCAGACCGGACCATGCGTGTTTCACTTCCACTTCGATGTGATACTGCTGCGTGCCACGCTGAGCGATCACATCGACACCGTACTGATCATCATTCACCCATGCGTCATAGTTCCGGCGATGTAGCCAGTCGATCACCAGATGCTTCGCAGAGTCGTCAGCGTCATAGTGTGATCTGTCGAACGGTTTGCTGCTGCTCACAAATTCCCTGTTTCTCTGATGATCATCAGTAGGTCAGAGAGCACTGACAGACGCATGACTGCGAGACCATCGCTCTCACCATCAGGCATCGCCACCAGCACGAACGGTCTGATGTCGCCGACAGCACGAGCCGCTTCGCTCTGAGCGAGAGCAGCCCTGAATCGTGTGGCGATCGGCTCGATCTGTGCACCAGCCTTCATCTCAACACGCAGCGCACCGCCCCACAGTTCTTCGTGGCGTGTGTTAGCACCGGCGATGCCGAGCATCTTGCGTGCTCGTCTCGCTTTGCTATCACCCTTCGCTCGATTCCGTTTGCCCCGTGCCACAGGGTCGCCACACCCTTTGACTCTGCGAGCACCATCACGACTCGCACGACCAAGCAGACCGAACTTTGGGCACTGATCACCGAGCGTGCAGCGATCTTGCCGCCCCTGACACTCACCCTTTCTGTCGTCTGCCACGCTTTGCTCTCTCTCGTTTGACTACGCCTACCAGTGTGTTCATCGAGTCGAATCCAGCAATGCCCATGTCTGCATACGACATCGCAGGTATCGTCTCTAACGCATCAGAGATGTCGAGTTCGCTCGCATCGCAGTGATCGAGAGCGACCAGCATCAGCCCCATCAGCCATCTGTTGAGTCGATCTGCGTCGATGATGTGCTCAGAGATCATGCCGCACACTGCGCCATAGGACTCGTTGTGTGGCTCACCAAGACTCAACTCGTCAGGGTCTGGCAGATCGTCGTCGTCGATGATCATCTTGCACCGATCTTCCTGCGATGCTGCCGGCGTTCGCTTGGTGTCATACCGCCGAACATACCCCACCGATCTTCGCTGACATCGACAGACAGAGCCACCGCTAGACAGTGATCACGCACGCTGCACTCAGCACAGAACGATCGTGCGAGCACCCATGTGCGACTCGTGAACTTGCGCTCTGTCGGAAAGAACACATCTTGTGGTGCGCCGATGCACGCAGCCCTGCTGCGCCACTCGATCACAGCAGGCTCGGCAGAGTGAATAGTGGCAGGAATCGTGCACCGGAATACATCAGGCATGTGCGGTCGCCGGATACCTTCTGCACGCTGATGCCGCTCTCATCTCTGAGATCAAGCAAGAAGTCGTCGTCATCGCAGACCACCATGATCAGCGGTACGCATCGCTGCCGTGCACGACATGCGAATCGCAGTGATCGCACTGTCTCATACTCGACCGGTAGGCGATGCTCGATGTAGTGCTGCATCGACCGGTTACGCACGAGCACGCTGATCAGTGCTGCTGTGCTGCCGTCTGTATCGACGAGCACTGCATCGTGCGGCTCGTACAACTCAGCCGGTCTGACCAGCCCACGCCAGTGCTGCTGCACTCTGTGTATCGAGAATTTGCCGCTGAGCAGACTGTCTGGTGTGTCTGGCAGCATCATGCACCGCCGCTCATCAGTGACTCGATCACCCGTGATGCTTCCTTCGTGGTGAGTGATGCCAGAGACTCGACGGTAGTGCCGAGCACATCAGATGCGTGCTGAGTCGGGTGCTCGATGTTGCGCTCTCGTGCCAGTTTCTTGATCAGGTTCTGCTGTTTCTCTGATGCAACCGCAGCCAGTTTGCGTGCCCCGTCAGCATGCTGTCGTGCCGCAGGGTGCTTCGCAGGCACAGGCTTCGACTCAGGGAACACATCACGCACGATCTGATCAGCGATCTGCTGCTGCTCGTCGTTGCGTCGGTTCTCGACTTCTTCACGACTGGCGATGTGCGGCTCATCGACTGCGAGAGCAGCCATGATGCACCTGCCCCACGCTGATGTCTCTGCGTTCATCACTTCGCTGTTGCGTGTGAATGCTGACTGACCGATCACCGGTTCGGCTGCGACTGCGATGGCAGGCATCGGGTCGTCTGGTGTCCGGTAGCAGGCAGCGGTGTAGATGATGAACTCTCTGCCGCCGATTTCCATGATGCGAAACGGCTCAGCAGGGTTCGCTGGTCGCAGGACCGCATCGGGGTGCTTCTCTCGCAGTTGCCGTATGCGTGTGGGCACATCGACATAGTTGCTCAGGTCGAATGACATTTCAGTTGTTTCCCTTCGTGTTAGAGAGCCGCATGACACGGCTCGGTTGCCCCTGTCTTGTGTAGGCGGCGACCAGTTCAGGGTGATCTGCTCGCAGTCTCGCCAGATCGAAACTGTCACGACCGGCTTGCTGTTTCCATGTCAGCACCTTTCGTGAGTCGTATGTGGCGATCGTTCCGTCGAGCATGAAGCGAGCGATGTGATCTCGTGCCGCCTGCTCGATGGTCTCTGCTTGTCGTTTCAGGTCTCGTGCATCAGCAAGTTCACGCACCCACTCGTACTGTTCTGTCGTCAGTTCGACTGTGCGCTCGATCGGCTTCACGATGTCTGCGATCTGTTCTGCGCTCATCTCGTCGATCAGCAGTGTCAGTTCACGCTCGTCATCACCATCGACAGCGGCACAGAACTTCTCTGAGTCGATGCGCAGCGTGTCCAGTGCCTGCTCGTTGCGTGGTATCTCGTGTGTGCTGATGCTCATGTCTCGATCAAGCACGATCAGCCAGACCGGTCGATCAAGCACCAGCATCTGTGCCCAGCACTGCCATAGATAGTCGTGCGGTACATCGCTGATGTCGGTGATGCGATGCTTGCGAGTCGTCTTGACTTCACCGATGACAGCAGGTGTGGTGTCTGTGCCGACACCGATCGCATCGAGTGTGACTGTGAATCTGTCACGGCGATACATCGTGTTCGGTGTGATCATCTCGATACCGAGCCGGCGACCGAGTTCGCTGACCAGTGGTGCTTCAAGAATGTTGCCGACATGCATCGCTGCGGTCGGCTCACTGATCTTCGGTGTCGTGCGCTTTGAGTGATAGAGATCGGCACGAGATGTGAATGGTGATGCGTGCATCAGTGCTGGTGCATCTGATGCGCCGAGTGTGCAGCGACCGAGATGATCACGGTGTCGGTTCATCAGCCATTCGAGAGTGCCGTGTGGCGGTTTCTCGATGAGAGTGATCTGGTCGGTGGTCATGTGGTGGTGTCCCTTCGTGATGTGATGTGCCGCCCATGCTGACGCAGGGGTGTCACACAGTGAGCCTGCCAGATACCCCTGTGTTTGCTGGCTATCTGGATAACTGGACACAGTTAGCCAGATGGTGCTAAGATGGTCACATGACCACACAGAAGGGAACAGACATGAGCCGAGCACACGAGACACAGACACCGATCTTTCTCACACGAGTCAGCGATGTCGAAGTTGCGACAATACCGAGCGACGGTGGCAGGTGGGTCATCTACTGCGATCACTTTGACGCAGAAAAGCGTGAGTGGTACAACGCAGGCATGATTCAGGACTCTAATAAGCGACGACTCGCAGCGTGGATACGAGTCAAGCGTGGCGCAGGTTTCACCACATGGTGCGAAGAATGCATCATGGCTCACGAGCACTACACGAGAGCAGGTGCGTGATGACGACGAAATCAGATGTGCGCAGCGACTTCACCTACATGCGCCAACTCATGCGCATCGCCGAGAAGATGATGCGAGACACCACCACCGACCACTCAATAGGCAGCGACTTTGAGCAACTGTCACAGGAACTCATCGGCTGCGCCACCACACTCAACATCTACATCGCTGAGCGTCGAGCAGCCAGCGGCGACGACAGCGACGACAGACTGGCGCACACACTGTGAGCCGCCAGTGTGCTCACTGCGGTAAGCAGTTCGCCAACATGACAGATCATCTCACCCATGTAGTGCAGCAGCACGACACGGGCTTCATCACACGCCAGTCAGGTCGCAGACTGCGGCGCAACAGTCACTGCCGACGCTGCGCCACCGAGATACCGGCACAGGCGACACACTGCGACTGCGGTGCGATCAACCCACAACACCAATAGAGATCGGCGGTGGTGCGCCTGCGCCACACGCAACAGGCGACCACCTAACCTGCCGTGCCGAAGGGGAAGCGACTTGCAGGCTGCCACTCACAGTATCTGAACAGATACCACCATGCCCACAGGCACAGCGAACACATGGTAGAGATCGCCGTCAGCAGCAAGCGACTGAGCGACCACGACATGATCAGCCTTCGCATCAGGAATGAGCCAGCCGATCGTCTCGATACGACACGGCTCATCATCACTCTCATCGACCCCCCACCAGCCGTCACTCACTGCATGGGCATCATGCCAGACGACGAGCACTCTGCTGCGCTGCATACCGCTACCACTTCTCTCGCTTCCGGTCCACACAGAAGATCGGTGCTTGCAGCGTGATTCCCTTCTCAGGCACGACCACAGCCAGAGCCTGCTGCGGTGGCTCATAGCCAAAGTTGTTGACGAAGGCGTATTCGTCAAGACCCTTCATGCTTCCGTTCACGATCAGCGACGGCGACGGCAGATACTGATGCCAGTGCCCAAGCCAAAGCGTGTCGAAAGAGAGACCGGTCGCCAGATACCGCTGCGCCTTGCGTGCACGCAGCCGCATGATCGGTGGATAGATACCGCCGATACCACCACCGCCATGCGCCTGATCACCATGCGTCAGCAGATGATGCGAATCATAAATCGTCACCAGCACATCACTCGACTCAGGCACATCGAATGTAATTCGCTTGTCACCAGTGAAGTGCCGTTCGAGCATCTTTGCGAGCAGCCAGTCAAAGTTCGTGCGAGCACGCAGTTTCATTCTCGGCTTGCGAGTCATGCGCCCATGATTACCGGCGACCGCAGCGACATGCACCTTGCGAAACTCTGATGCGAGCACATCTATCGCAGCCCCGATCTCTTGCGCCCAATAAAGCAGCGAGCCAAGCATCGTATCTTCGTTCGTCTCAGCAAGTTCTTCATGTATGTCACCAGAGAAGATGTCGCCGCCGAGCAACAACACACAACCGTCATACTTCATCCCAGCCAAATAGTGCCGGCTCACCTTCACTGTGTTGTCGATCGTCTTACGCAGCCGCAGCCGTGCGATCTCACGGTTGTAGGCGTTCAGGTCATCAACTTCGGCAGGTAGCACCACTTCATCGAGATGCAGATCAGACAGCATCAGCACCAGTGTCGCCGCCGACTTGCTCGACGGCTTCTTCGGTCGCAGCCACTCGACACGCTCAACCTGCGCAGTCTCAACCTGCTCGACGACATCAAGCGTGCGTTGCAGCGTCTCGATCTGCTCGGTCAGTCGCAGATTCTCTGCCGTCGCAGCATCACGCTCACGACGCAGCCGTGCAGTCTCGATGCGATGCTTCTCGCTGCCTGCTTCGGCGATCTCGTCAGAAAGACCCATAGCGACCCGATCGGTACAGACTGATCACTGACTCTGACAGGCTGATGTCACGCTTCGCTAACGCTCTGACGATGCTGCGAGCCGGCACATTCACATCATCTAGCGCAGCGATAAATGCCACCCGATCTTCTTCGTCGAGTTGTGTGGCGATCTGCCAGATGCGACGACGCTTGATGCCACCGTTCTGACACGGCTCATTCTTTATCTGATCGGCTAAACCTGCCACTGTTGCCCCCTTCGGCATGCCATGTGATGTGTCTATCTACCTTGTCACCAACTCTATGAATGTCTTTATGTATCTGCCGCAGAGAGTCTGCGACGACACCATGATCACGCTTGTTCTCTCGTCGTGATGACTGAATGAGTGCGACGATGATGCCGAAGCCGCCAGTGATTAGCGCAACGATGACCGGCGTGCTCATGCCCCATACCCTAGTTGTCGAGTGACACGATCTGTGCCCATGCTGCACGCATCTTCGCCGAATCATCAGCCATCTCAGGGCTGATCTCAACATGCAGCCAGTCGCCTAGCGGCGCACCTGTGATCGTCTTGACTTCGTATCGTATCCATGCACGGCGATCGCATCGCCAGCCACGACCAAACGGTTCGGGAAAGTAGTCCAAGATCATCTCGATACCAAGCAAATCAGCGTTCTTGATCAAGAGCCGAGACATCTGAATCGCAGCCTTGCGCCCACCTTCCGGTATGCCACGAGACGCAGAACCCTTGCCAACCCCACGCATGTATCTGTACGACAGATCGACTGCACGACCAGTCGCATGCACACTCAGCGAGTCCTTGCCCCGTTTGTTGCGCACTACGAAGTCACCGTTGTTCCATAGCGCACCGCCAGACCTGCGCTCGATCTCTTGTATGAACGCAGTCATACCGAGTCTGCGACCCTTCGCAGCCCCGTCAGAAGTGCCTGTGTAGCGGCGAGCCTTCACGAGCGGCGAGACTTCTTCTTGACTCGACCGAATGCAGGGTCGCTCGGATTAGCCCACCGCAAGATCGGCGGTAGAGCCGCTGCGATCGCAGCCTTGATCAGATCAGACGGGTCATAGTTACCGGTCGCAACGACTGCCAGCACTGCGCCGAGCACACTGCGCCCATACGATGCGAGAGCAGCCTGCTGCTGTTTGCTGAGAGTGATCGTCATTCTGTCTCCGTTTCGTCGATCGCCGGTGCTACGAATACGTCGTTTACCGCATCATAAGTGTCACCGATACCTGCGTACTTGGAACGGAAGTTCGCATTGTACGAAGTCTGCTTCCACTCACCAGCAAGACCTAGCGATGCGATGAACGCCTGACCTGCGGCTTCCGATGCAGGGAAGTCGCCGCCGCCGCAGTCATCGTTACCGATCACGATGACTTGCGAGACGATGCCGTTCTCAATCTTTGCGAAGTGTGCCATTGTTACAACCTAAACCTTACATAGATGATGCCTGAGCCACCTGCGCCTGCGGAAGAAAAACCGCCACCGCCACCACCTGCCGTGTTCGCACCTGCCGCCGTAGGACCAACCGCACTAGACGATCCAGTACCACCAACCGACGAACCGCCTGCGCCACCCGTTGTTGAACCAGCACCGCCACCGCCGCCAGCCTTGTAAAGTGCCGACCCACCGATAAACGCTGAAACATCGTATCCAGCCCCACCAGCCCCACCCGTAGCACCAGAACCAGCGGCTCCGTTTGCGGTCGCACCGCCGCCGCCGCCACCTGATGAAGGAGCCGACCCACTGAACACACCAGCACCGCCGTCATTACCGCACACACCGCCGAACATTGACACGTTCGGTGTGTTGTACTGTCCTTCGTTGTAACCAGCACCGCCGCCACCAGACGCACCCGAAACATTTTGCCCCCTGCGTGTGCCAATAAACCCAAGCCCCTGACCGCCACCTAATGTCGCTAAACCCCTAGCGGCGTTGATACCGCTACCGTTGCCGTTCGTTTGCGAAGCCCCACCAGCACCGATCGTTATTGTGTAAGTCGTTGCGTCTAGGTAAGCGGTTGTTTCCAAAATGCCACCAGCACCGCCACCACCACCCCAAACTGCGCCGCTACCCGTTCCGCCGCCCGAACCCGAACCAAAGATAAGAAAGTCAAACAAACCAGCCTTCGTAACCGTCAAAGTACCCGTCGATGTGAAGGTCAGCAGCGTGTACGCCTGACTGCTCACCGTGATGCTCGACGACGTTCCACCCGTTGCAACACCGTAACTCATCAACGGAACCGTGTCCGTTGTCTGCGATGACACATAACCCAAATACGATCGAGTCATTCCACTACCTCACTAACAGGCGCAACGAACTGCGACCCATCCCAAATGTCACCGATACCGGCATACTTGCCACGATCAGCACCTTCGATCGGGTTGCTGTTGTACGACGTTTGTACCCATTCGCCAGCGAGTCCGATGCTTGCGATGAACGCTTTACCTGCGGCTTCCGTCGGTGCGTCATCGTTCCCGACGACGATGACTTCACGCACGACACCATTCTCAACCTTTGCGAAGTGTGCCATTACGCCACCACCAAAGTTCCTGTGCTTTGCCACGCATACCAAGTGTAAGAACCGTCAGTTCCGTTTGTTGTCGTGCCTGTGGTTGAGATGCTGAAACCTGTTGCATCTGCGGTGAGCCAACGCACGACAACTTCGCCAGAACCGCCGTTGCCGCCGTTGCTACTTGCACCACTTGCACCACCGCCACCGCCGCCACGATTAGCGGTGGCATTAGAACCGCCGCCGCCGCCGCCGTTGCCGCCATTGGTGCCTGCCGTACCACCTGCACTGGTACCGCCACCACCACCGCCGCCTGAGTACGAAATAGAAGTTCCTGTGTATGAGTTCGTGCTTGCCGCACCACCTGCACCACCAGTCGTGCCTGAACCGTTTGCGCCGACACCACCAGCACCACCACCGCCGCCACCCGCCGCCGTTGCCGCCGCCGCCCCACCGTTGTTCCCCTCACCCGAAACACCAGTACCGCCACCCTGATTTGCGAATGCGCCACCGCCACCCGAACCGCCTGTGTTCCCAGCAGATGGTCGGTTTGCTTCGGTAGTACCGCCTGCGCCGCCACCGTTCGCTGAGTTTATGAACGATGATGCCGTTCCGTTCTTGGGATTTGACGAGTTCAGCAGACCGCCAGTACCACCAGCACCAACCTTCACGGTGTAAGTCGTTCTGCCGATAATCCCTGAACCTGTGACGAATCCACCAGCACCACCGCCGCCAGAAGCACCAACCGTATTTGACGAACTGCCGCCGCCGCCACCACCGCCACCAACAAGCAGAAACTCAACGGAAAGCGTCTGCGGCGAAACAGGCGTAGTCTGCGTCGTTAGTGACGACACATACCCAAGTTGCCGACGAGCCGTAGCCACGATCGCCTACGCCGAGATGCGGTTTACGAAACCGTGAACGACGACGACATCAGTGGTCGCAGCGAACGCTCGCACCACCAGTGGTGTTGCATTCCCTTTCAGCACCAGACCCGGAATCACTGTTACGAGACCTGCTTCGGGTAGCACGGTCAGTTCGATGTTTCCATTCGGTGCAGTCGTTGTGCCCCACTCGATCGTCAGTTTGACATTCGACGCAGATGTGTTCACTGCATAGAGCCAGATTTCGTCGTATGTCGTCGCTGTGGCTGAGCCAGTATGAACGGTCGTGCCGCTTGAAGCAGTAGCCGAGATCAGAATGCCCTGCCCGTCAGTCGAGCCGCTGAGCACGATCTTCTCGTATGTTGCCATGTCTTTCCTTTCTAACTGAACACTTGCACTTGTAGAACATCAGCACCGCCGCTGATCGACACCCATGCTGACCCGTCATACACTTCGACAGTCAGGGTGTCAAGCAAGAACGACATCTCGCCGGCTTCCAGAGTCGGCTCACCTGCACCACCATACGCTGCGGTTCGAGTTGCTGCATCGGCATAGACCTTCACGCCACGCATCAGATACTGATTCACATCGGCTGCGGTAACTACATCACCACTCGCCCAGAGTTTCGTTCCGGTAATAGCCATAAGTGCGGTCAGCCTAACAGGTCAGGTGACGGCATTGGTAGCGTCTAGAACACCGTAGGTTGCGTCGTTGAGCGTGAATGGGAACACGATGTCTGCGACATACATGCCGATGGTGACCGTATGCCGGTCGGGGGTGATCTGGTGTGTGATGCGTTCGATCGCATAGTCGTCTGAGACGCTGGCTGGTGTGCCTGATGCGAAGGTTCTGGTGACAGTGATGACATCACCCATGTCGAGCGACATGATGGTGTCTCGATCGCCAGATGTCTGCGCCGATGCTAGGACTCTCAGGTTGTCGAACCGGTAGGCAGGGTTCTTGTAGATGGATAGCAGTTTGTTTGCGAGTGTCAGGGCTGCGGCATCGCTCGACAGCAGCAGATTTGTGAGTGCCAGTGTGCTGATGCCGAACTCTGTCTGGCTGCCTGAGTCGTCGGCTTCCTGTACTGAACCGGTCTCTGTCTGTGTCTGCACCCTATTGAACAGGAACTCTTGCCCGTAGATCGTTTCGAGTGCCTGATAGTTGATGCCGCCGCTGCCGCTGTCGGTGAAGGTGGCGATCGGGCTGCTGAACACTGATGTGACTCGATCGGTGAAGGTGAGTGTGCCGTCGCCGGATACATAGAACAGACCCTGTTCGGCTTCGGCGACTCGTTGTAGGTAGGCGGCTGCGTTGGTGTTGGCTGCGATCTCGTATGCGCCGACCGTCGCCACACCTGTGTCTATCGCTCTGGTGGTCGTCGGGTAATCGACTTCGGGCAGATCGAGAATGGCTGAGACTCGTGCACCAGAGAGTTCTGCTGATGGGGTGAAGGCAGCGCCGGTGAATGCGTTGGCGAGTAGCACGAAATCGTCAGATGCGGTGATCGTGCAGGTGCTGAGTTGGTAGTTGTATTCCACATCTATGTCAGTGATGCGACCGGTGAAGATCGCTGTGTCACCAGATTTGATTTCGACTCGTCGGCGTGGTGTCACACCACTCTTGCCGGTGCTGCTATCCCAATACGGTGAAGCCTGATTTATGGGGTCGAAGCGGCGGTCGTTGTTGTTGAGCACGATGGTGGTCGTGCCGGTACGGAATGATGAGAACTGATCTGAGCGACCCCTGTTGATCGTCAGACTCTGCACATACGGTGAAATGTCGATACCTTCGAGCGTGCCGTCAAGCACATCATCACCGTTGAGTTGGCTGCTGTCTAGTGTGAACTCTCTGACGATGAAACCGAGTGCAGCAGTGACAGTGATCTGCTCACCGAATACGAGTGTGCTCGCCATGTCACAGTGCGCCGACGAATGAGCCGATGTTCAGCGGAATCAGACCGTTGCTGCGCACATACGCACCTAGCGCATCGACGATCTCTGTGCCCACTTCGACGGGGTTCGTGAATGGGCTGGTCTCGACTTTGATGTTCACATTCGTGTCGCCGTTCGCACCGCTACCGAAGCCGTTTGACACTACGCCGATGCTCTCGACGATTGACCCATCAGGACCGATCGTGACACCGAGACCGCCAGCGATGCCAGCACTAGCCTTCGGTTTGACCTTCCCTTGTGCTGCGATCAACTCTTTCTGTGCCTGCACTAGATCGTACATAGCGTCGGCTTCACGACGCAGTGCATCTGTCAGAGCATACGACGCATCTTCCTGATCACGCTTCGCATCTTCTAGTTCCTTCAACGCTGTCTCATACACCTTCGAGCCGATCGTTGCACCCATCGTGATCTCGTTGAGATGGTCCTGCGCATCGCTCTGCTCTTCCGTCGCACGAGTCTGAGCATCAAGCGCATCAGTCACCGCATACTTTGCTCGTTCCAGATTCCGCTCGGCTTCAGCGATCTCATCTGCTGTCGCCGCTTTGTTGCGTTCTTCGTTCAGTTTCTTCTCAGCATCAGTGACTGACTGCACCGCATCGAACACAGCAAGTTTCGCTTCGGCTAGGTCGATCTCTGCACGCCTGATCTCGATCGCCGACGCTTCGGGGTCCAGCCGTATTTCAGCCAGTTTCTTCTCAGCATCGACCACACGGAAGTTTGCTTCTTCCACACCGTACTTGCTGCGTTCCAGAGACCGCTCAGCACCGGCGACCTTCTGCACATCGGCTTGCTTCGCCCGTAGTTCAGCCAGTTTCTTCTCTGCTTCCTGCACGCTGCGAGTAGCATCTGCCACTTGCAGCCCTGCGTCACGCACAGATCGTTGAGCGTCTGCGAATCGTCGTGTCGCTTCGATGCTCTCTTTCGCAGTCTTGGGGAAGCCGCTGACCACCAGATCGAAGCGAGCCTGCGCCTTCGTGACCTGTTCAGTCTTAGTCGCCAGATCGAGTTCTGCCTTTGCCAGACCACGCTTGGCACTCTCAACAGATCGTGTCGCATCACGAGCAGAGATCACCTTGTCGGTGAATACTTTGAGCGCATCTGCGACTTCCTTCACCTTGCCGCCAGTGCTACCTGCCTGCGCCTGTAACTTCCGCAGAGTCTCAGCAAACTGTTCGGCTAGATCAGTGTTCTCTGATACCGCCTTCGCAGTAGCACCATAGCCGGCGAGCAGTGGACCGATGAACGGTTTGACCACATTCGCCCCACCCGACGCAGCCTGAGCAGCCTGCTGTTCCAGTTTGCGCAATTCGCCCTGTGTCAGATTTGCGGCAGCAGCAGCACCAAGAAGATCGTTACGAAAGTTCTGAAACGCTACACCGATCGTGTCGGTGCTGATCTTCATCGTGCCCATCTGGTCATACAGATTTCTGAACTGCTGTGCGGTTTCCTTGTATGTAGAGAACGATCGAGTGAAGATCAGCACCAGTCCTGATGCGATCGCACCTAACACAAACACGAGCGGTCGAGCCAGCGTGATCATCACATTTGAGAAGGTGGCGAATGCTTTGGCGATCGTCTCGGCGATGTCCACGATCTTCATGGCGAAGTCACCTGCTTCGACACCTGCTGCGATCAGTGCGCCACGCACACCCTTACCATCTGCCAGAGCATTAGCGAACGCTTGCAGCACCGGCACGATGCGTGTCTGTATGAACTCGACCAGTTTCTCAACGAATGGAAGCAGCGCATACCCGATGCCTTCGACGACTTTGCCGAGCGACATTTCGAGTATCTTCAACCGACCAGAGAAAGTATCTGCCTGCGCTGCTGCTGCACCACCAAACTGTGTGTTCAGCGTCTTGATGACTTCGGTCAGGTCTTTCGATTTGATGACATTCTGATCGAGCGGAACACCCAGTTTCGTGAGAGCACCGATGTTCCCCTGAAACGCTTTGCCTAGTGCTTCGCTGACACCTGCTAGGTCTTTGCCGGTGGCGGCACTGATGTCGAGAGCCAGATTCAGTTGCTCTTGTGCGAACTGCACATCGCCAGTCGTGCGCACCAGATTACCCAACGCCACACGCAGATCTTCACCTGCGACCGCTGATGCCATC